TCTGTTATGATTAGATTAGAGGAGAATCCATTCCCTGACCAAAAGCCTCCATTTGTTAAGGCAGTATATCTCCCTAAGCGTAGAGATGTTTATGGTGGAGAACCGGATGCGGTTCTAACAGAAGAGCAACAGGACGTAATTGGTGCAGTAACTCGTGGTATGATTGACCTTATGGGTAAATCAGCGAATGCTCAGCAGGGTATATCCGCTAATGCACTTGACCCAGCACAAAAGCTTAGATTTGAACAAGGCAAGGACTTTATATTTAACCCAGATGTAGACCCTACCAAAGCATTCTGGATGGCAACATACCCAGAAATTCCCCAGTCTGCATTACAGACAATACAGTATCAAACACAAGATGCAGAAGGATTGTCTGGCTCAAGACCATTTGCTGGTTCAAGTGGAACAGGTGGGTTAGGCACAACAGCTACTGAAGCCAGAAGTGCAACTGATGCAACTGCTAAGCGTGAGCTTGGAATATTGAGAAGACTATCTGGTGGACTTGTGGATATAGGTAGAAAGATTATGGCAATGAATGCTATAAACCTATCTGATGAAGAAATACTCAGAACAACAGATGGAGAATGGGTTAAGATAAGCAGAGACAACTTAGCTGGTGACTATGACCTAAAGATGTCCATATCTACACCAGAAGTCGACAATGAGCAGGCACAAGACCTTGGGTTCATGCTTCAGACTATCGGACCAAATATGGACCCAGGTCTTCAGGGCAAGATACTTGGAAAAATAGCTAGACTCAAGAAGATGCCAGGATTGGCACATGATATAGAGAACTACAAGCCAGAGCCGGACCCTAATGAAGAGAAAATTAAGCAGCTACAAATTGCATTACTTGAAGCACAAGTTGCTAACGAGCAAGCTAAAGGTACTGAGAACCAAGCTGATACAGCAAACAAATATGCTGACACAGAGCTTACAAAAGCTAAGACAGTTACTGAACAGTCTAAGACTAGAGCACTTGAGAGTGGTTCTGATATGACAGACCTTCAGTTCCTACAGGAACAAGAGGGGCTTAAGCACGGACAAGAGATGGAGAAGATGGATAAATCTTATGACCATGAGCTTGGGAAGAAAGGGGCAGACTCAATGCTAAGTGTTGACACCCCATTCAACAAGACAGATATTCCACCATCAAGTGGCTCAAAAATACCTAAATTTGCAATAGGTGGCCCAGACTTAAGAGGCATGGATACACCATTTGAGAATCTTGCTGACCAGGTGCAAATCTAGCTTTAAGCTTGATTTGTGGTATAATTCAGCATAAACCAAACCTAACCAAACAAAAAGGAAGAACCAAATGAACGAAGAATTAGATTTAGAGCAAGTTGAACAAGAGATAGAAGTTTCAATCGAGGCAGCTAAAGGTGCAGTAGACAGAAAGAACAAAATAGCAAAGATGTTTGATGATGATGACTTTAAAGAAATCGTCGAAGAAGGATACTTCAAAAACGAAGCAGCTAGACTTGTTAGTCTATTGACAGACCCTGAGTTTGCTGGGGAAGAAAGACAAACTGAGCTCAAGAATGACATGCTCGGTATTTCTTCTTTCAGACAATACCTTTTAAATATGCATAGAATTGGTGTCCAGATGGAGAACCAAATCAAAACATCAGAAGATGAATTGATTGCATTACGTAACGAACAAGAAGGGGAATAACATGTATAAGATTGAATTGAGCATACCAGCTACAATGTCATTACTTGTTAACTCAACTTCTGGTTCTGAGGACATTGATGTAGAGTCACTGTCCGATGAGGAATTTTCTAAACTATCTGAAGAAGAGTTTGCAGCAGCAAACTCTGAAGAAGATAGAGAGGAAGAGAACGACGAAGAAGAAGAAAGTAATGAGTCTTTAGGCGATGGCGAAGAAGAAGATTTTGAAGAAGAAGCCAATGAAGAAGATGAGTCTGAATCTGCAGAAGATGACGAATCCGAGGAAGCTGAATTAGAAGATGAAACTGATGGAAACCAACCTAGTGAAGAAGAACAATCTCAAAATAACCAGGCTTATGAAGATGTCTATAACGAATTGTTTGGACAACCAATCAAAGCAAGCGGTAGAGAAGTTCAACTAAGAGACGTTACTCAAGTTAGAAATCTCGTAGAGATGGGTGTAGACTATAATAAGAAAATGCAGCATATGAGACCTCATATGCAGACGCTAAAAACTCTTGAAAAAGAGGGACTACTTGGCGATGAAGAGCAATTAAACCTTCTACTTGAGGCTAAACAGGGTAAACCTGAAGCAATAAGAAGATTGATAGCAGATGCTAACATTGACATGCTCGACATGGCTGATGATGAGGACTTCTCAGGATATCGTCCAGAGAATCACATTATTACAGCACAAGAAGTAGAAGTAGAAGAAGCATTTTCCGCTATTCAAGGTACAGCATCATACGACAAGACCATAGACGTTATGACAAAGAGTTTTGACCCAAAAAGTCGTGAAATAATGTCTGCAAATCCAGACTATATCAAGTCATTGAACCAGGACATCGAGTCTGGGATATATGACAAGGTTATGGATATGGTCCAATACCAGAGAGATGTTAATGCTATACCAAGCAATGTTAGTGACATTGAAGCCTATATAGGGACTGTACAGCAATTAGCTGCACAAGAACAAGCAGACTTCAACCAACAGCAGCAGCTTGAGCAGCAGCAAGCGTCTCAACAAAACACTAGACGCTCTAATGGTGCATCACGAAAACAAAAGACAGCTATGTCTGGTTCTCGTGGCTCCAAGAAGAAAGAGCAGAACTTCGACCCAATGGCTGCCATGGAAATGTCTGACGACGAATTTATGAAGCGATACGGGAATAAAATACTATAAGGTACAAAATTATGAGAAAATTTCTAATCCCACACGTAACTGCACTGACAGCAATGTCAGCATCTGCTGCGTTTAACACATCAACTAACGATTCTGAAAGAATCTACGGTGACGGTACAAACAGTTCAATTGGTAATCAAATTAACACTTACTTCTATGACAAGAAAGCGTTAATCGAAATTGCTAAAGAGCAGTACTTTGGTCAGCTTGCTGATACAAAATCAATGCCTAAGCATTATGGTAAGAAAATTAAAAAGTATCTTTACCTTCCATTGCTAGATGACAGAAACATCAACGACCAAGGTATTGATGCAACTGGTGCAACTATCTCTAACGGAAACCTTTATGGTTCAAGTAAAGATATCGGTACAATCACTGGTAAAATGCCTACTCTTACTGAGCACGGTGGAAGAGTAAACAGAGTTGGATTCAAAAGAATCGAAGTTGAAGGTACTATGGCTAAGTTTGGTTTCTTTGATGAGTATTCTCAAGAGTCAATTGACTTTGATACTGACCCTGAGTTGCAAATGCACATCAGACGTGAGTCTACAAGGGGAGCAAACGAGATGACTGAAGCACAGCTTCAGGTTGACCTATTGAATGCTGCTGGTGTAGTTAGATTTGGTGGAGACGCGACCATGGATGCTGAAATCACTGGTGAGTCAACTGATACAATTTCATTACCAACTTACGAAGGTCTAATGAAAGTAGGAATCACTCTTGACGATAACAAATGTCCTAAAGCTACTCAACTAATCTCAGGTTCAAGAATGATTGACACTAAGACTATTGATGGTGCTAGATATATGTATATCGGTTCTGAAATGCTTCCAACTCTTAAGAGAATGAAAGACTTACACGGCGAGAAAGCATTTGTTGATGCACGTCACTATGCTGCTGCTGGTACACTTGCTAAGGGTGAAATCGGAGCTATCGACCAATTCAGATTTATCCTTGTTCCTGAGATGTTCCACTGGGCAGGTAAAGGTAAAGATGCAACTGCTGCAAACGCTGGATACAGAAGTTCTGTAGGTGCAGGTGGAGCAGAGAAGTATGATATCTTCCCAATGTTAACTGTTGGTTCTGGTTCATTTACAACTATTGGTTTCCAGACTTCTGGTAAAAAAGTTAAGTGGAAAATTAACCACAGAGCTCCAAAAGACAACGTGAACACACTTGACCCTTATGGTGAAACTGGATTCTATTCAATCAAATGGTACTATGGATTCATGGTACAAAGACCAGAGTGGATTTCACTTTACAAAGTAGTTGCAGAAGTGTAACAACTATGTCTCCGACATCTGTGTCGGAGACATCATTAAAGAAAGGAGTCTAACATGGCTAAAATGAAGAAAGATAAAATAGTAGATGTTGTCCCATCTCCAAGTACTTACAAGACTATAATCTTGAAAGACAAGCTTGGTGTGTTCAATGGTGCTCTTGGCGAAACAACTACATACTTTACGTATGAAAAACCAGAAGTAAAGTATCATGCTGCACCGAAATCTGTTGGTAAAACTGTATGTGGAACACTAGAGTTTCTTGCAGGAGAGGGTGATATCGTTAACACTACTGCTGCGGTTATGAAAGCGGTTGCTGATAGTATTCCAGATGAGCTTATTGAGGATGTTATCACTTGTGGTACATCTAAAGCAGGTGATGCTGTAGGTTGGCATGGTGGTACTGGTGTAACAGAAGACAAATATGGTCACACAAACGGTATTACTGTTGGTGGACTAGAAGTTGTACAGCTTAGAGCACTTGGTGATTCTATAAGACTTAGATTAGCTAATGACCTAGCACCTCAACCAACAGTAACTATTACAGTTAATGATACTGAAATCACTCTTGATAGAGAAGATGGTCAACCTAGATACAATGTTGTTGATGCTACTGTAGCCGCAATGTTTGTAGATGGTTCTGCTATAATTATAGAAGAAGTGAAAGACGCTCCAGTAGAAAAAGCGGGTTCGACTAAAAAGTCAAAAGCCTCAAGAAAAACTAAAAAGTAAAAGGACCAGTAATGGCAACAACAGCAGTAAAAATAAGAGGACTTGTTCCAGGTACTCTTGATAATGACATCGTAGTTATTTTGAACAGAGAGAGCAGAATGGAAAGATTTGGATTTGCAATTTCTCCATTTGGTACAGATGACGCAGCAGTAGTTGAAACACTTGTTGATGACAGCAAACTTGCTGACTTCAGTGCAGCAGTTATTGCAAAAGAAGGTGTTACAATCGTAAACAACCCTGCATGGGAAGATGTTAAGACTGACACTAACGACGATGGTGTATCTGATTCAGATGGTACTAGATATGGCTGGGGAACTAACGGTCCTCTCTATGAAATCGTTTAAGAAGTAATTCTTACAGAACCACTGTTCGTCAGTGGTTCGATAAGGCTTATGCCTACAAACCAAACATTTTAAAGGACCAAACATGATGGAAAGACAAGAGTTACTGGCGAAAGCAGAAGAACTTGGATTGTCATTCGCAAAGAATGCAAAAACAGAGAACATTAGAAATGCAATACTACAAGCAGAGCAAGAATCCGCAGAGCGTAATGCTTTTGAGGAAGCTGGTGGAAAAGTCGAGAAGACTCCAAGAGCACCAACAGAGATGGAGATTAGAGAGCAACTAGAGGCAGAATTCAGACAGAAACTTGAAGACGAGAAGCGTAAGCTTATGGCTAACATGGAAGTTAACCTTGCTAAGCAAAACTCTGATGTTTCCGTAGGTGTTGTGTCGCTTGGACAAGCTAAACTTAAATCACGTAGAGAAGCATTAAAACTGGTTCGTGTAAACATTACATGCAAAGACCCAATGAAGGCATCATGGGATGGAGAGATTATATCTGCAGGTAACGACGTTATC